TGTTTTTCGAGTTGAGAGCTGGCTACGCTCCGAGGTGATTGAGCAACAGAACCGCCATTCATTGACTGCCATGTCTTGAAGAACCCTGCGACCCGTCGTGCATCCAGCTGGTTCTGCGCGTTGTCGAGGTACGACTGCCGGGCTACGCCCGACAACGGATCGACTTCAAGCAGCCAGTTGTGGAAGCCCTGCTCGGCGTTGATTTCACGCCAATCTGGGACTTCTGCCGACAGTTCAGACCAGAACATCTGCTCAGAGTTAAGCGCCTGTCGCTGTGCAACGCTCTCCACCTTGGGGACGACAGTGGTCTGCATCTGCATAACCATCCGTTTGAGTTCCGAGACTTCTTGCTGCGCTGCAGCAACTTCCTCACGGGCAGCACGGCGCATGACCTCAATCGAGTCGCCGTAATCCTCAACGTCCTTGTCGGTGATGAGCTTCGCCGCGGCAACCTGTGCAGTGTTTACCTGCTGGGGCGCGGAAAGCGACGCGATCAGCTGTTCGAGCTGAGTGACGCGTTGACCCATCTGATTGTTCTCCGCCCGGAGGCGGGCCGTATCAGCGTTGTACATACCTTGAAGGGTACGATACCGCTGCTCGGCGGTCGGGTTATCGTTCGTGGTGCCGGTTCGCCCTTGCTCTGCAGGCGCCGACTCAGCGGCAGAACCGCCCTCACCGTTGGCTTCGGTCGGCTGTTGGGCCTCACCCTCCGCCGGGGACTGGCCCTCGTCGGTCGGATTGAGTTCTTCATACAGCTTCGCAACAGCCTCGGACTGTTTGCGGATTTGCGCGGGAATAGCCATTTGGACGCTCCTCTCGGGTGTGCGTGGTTGGATCAGCTGCCCCTACGGGACTTTGCTGCTAAGTCAGGGGACTCACTGACGAGCTTGTAAAGCTCGCCTAAGACCTGACACCGCCCCTGTGCAAGTGTCACGTTCTGTCCCACGCTGGGCAGCCGTTCAAGCTCAGACATCCGCCACTCTCCCAGCCATTCTTGGATGACTGGGTATTGACGGACGCTGTTAGCCAGCGCGTGGATTACTTCGGGTGTGGCCTGCTTCACTGCGGCCCCCCGGTCATTAGGTTAGTCCCTCCAGCCGGTGCACCGGCGAGGTCCATGTTCTGCCCTGCAGGCTGCCCACCACCGGGTGCCGGCATCTGCTGCGCTGCAGCGGCAAGCCGTTCGTTCATCGCCAGCTTCTCACGCGACGGGACGATGTCATCGACCGACATCTGCAGCCCCTTAGCGACCTCACGCAGCAGCGCTGCGCGACCCTGCGGCCCGATGATGTTGATGTCGAACTCGTTGGCCGTGGCGTTGAGGAACTCCACGCGGCGGACGTTGACCGTCTCTTTGACAGCGAGGTTAACCGCGCCCTTAGCAACGACCTGTGCATCGCCCTTGATCGACTCATCGGGATCGTAGCGCATGTTGTAGACAAACTGGCGTTGCACGATGGTCTTGAGCACGTCGTTGTCGATGTGCATCACCACCTGCCGAATGCCCTTGCCCGCGGAGCCCATCAGCATGGAGAGGCCCGACGCGGTGCGTCCTGCCCCCTGCACGTTGGTGTCGCCGTAGATGTAGGCCGGGATGCCGCTGTGGTCGTCAGCCATGCGCGAGAAGCGGTCGTAGACCCCCACGAGCGTGTTGGCGTTGTCGTTGGGCTGGTTGAACCGCACTGCCGGAGCCGACGAACCCAGTGGGTCGTTGAGCACCTGCCAAATTTTCCACGGCTGCAGCTGGGTGATGTCCTCGTTGGGGGGCAGGCGTTCGAGGTTAACCTCGACCTGCGGCCCGGAGGCAATCGCCATGTTGTTGACCAGAGCCCGGGCTGCTGCGTTGCAGACGTTCTGGATGTCCTCGATGATCTCGGGGATGGCCTTGCCCCAGAAGGCGCCGGGCTGCTTGATGAAGCTGGTCTTGGCGTAGGGCTTCTCGCCCAGCGGGTCGTAGTTGAGCACCGCCTTGATGATGTAGTTCCCAACGCACCAGATGTTGGCGTCGTACTCGCGGTCGACGTCGGGCACTTCCTCCTCGGTCATGCCCCACTCTTGCAGCATCCGGCCGCTGATCTTGCCCCAGAACTCCAACGCGTCGTAGACCTCGGTCGGGCGCAGCTCGGTGTGGAACTTGCGCTCCTCCTCCTCACGTGAGTCCTTCTGCCACTCCTGCACCCACGACTGGGTGTTGCCGATCTCCAGCACTTTGCGGATGGCTTGGTCGTCGTAGCCCGGCACACCGATGAGATCGGCCAGCTGGGTCCGCGTCATCTCATGGTACTCAAACAGGTACCCGTCATTGATGCGGGTGATGCCCGGCTCGGGGTAGATGTTAAACGGGCTGACGCGCTCGAACTCAGGCGCAATGCGCTCACCGGGGACGAGCTTGCTGCCCTCCCACTTGAGGTAGCGCTGGCGCCGAACGATCGGCCCCTTGATGAACGCCGCCGGGAAAGTCACGAGGTCAGTGATGAACTCGTTGAACGCATCCGCCCAGCCGCCTTGGGCGAACTGGTCGTCGATCTTGATCCGCATCTTGTCGACGCGGTTCTGCGCCGCCTGCAAGATTTTGAACCGGAACTCCTGCCCGACCATCTCTTTAAGCTCGGCGATCTGGCTCTTGCTTGGCGCCTGCCCTGACGACTGCAGAATCTCCATCACGCGCTCGGCGAAGGCCAGCTGCAGTTCTTCTGACTCTTTGGGCGACAGGTCTGGGATGGGTGTCGGCACGAGGTCCCACGGAGGCGAGCCGTTGTCGAGCAGGATGTCCCGCAGCCAGCTCTCGGCCGCACGACACTTGACCTCGGTAATCATCATGTAGACTTCGGAGCCGCCCTGCGCCCTGATGGCATTGAGCTTATCTGCCTCATACTCCCCGTTGCGCTGCCGCATGGCCATGAGCATGATGTCGGTGATGGGGTCACGCGAGATGCGTGATGCGTCCCAGCACTCCTTGAGGTAAGCCGTGATGCCAAGCATGACAGGGCTGCTCTGCCGCGCTGCAAGGTCCTTCTCAGCCTGTTCACGCTCTTGGCGAACAAGCTCATCGTTACCGACGACGCGAAGAATGGTCAGACCTGCCATGCTGGTATCACCTTAGTACATCGGGTTTTTCTTAGGACGCGGGCTGGACTTCATGCCAGCCTTGGCCTTGGCCTTAGGCTTGGCGTCCATGCGCCCGGCCTCGGCATCCTGCCGCTCACGTGCTGCAGCGCCGCCCATGGCGCGCGTCAGTGTCGCGTATGCACGTCCCGTTTCTGCATCCATGGGGCGTGGGGACTTCTTTGGCGCCAGTGATTTCTTCTTGTCCATGACGGACCTCCCTTACAGTTTCGCAGAATATAACCCGATACTGCACATCTAGCAAGAGAAACCCCTCCGGGGGTGGGCCGGAGGGGTTAAGTCGAGCAGGCCGCGGAACAGGGAGGAGAATCCGTCGGTGCACTTTATGTATCACGCCCACCCTTTAGCGTCAACCCGTCTCACCTCTCGCCGCGTGTGCAGCATCTCGCCACTGTCGAGACTGCCGATGTGCATCATCAGATAACTAATCGCGTCACCGATGTGGCTGTGCTTGCCGGCATCACCGGACTTCTCCAACCCGTCGCCGTTCTTCTTGAACCGGTAGCCTCCCATCAGGGCTGCCTTAAGCCGAATGCAGCTGGGGTCCACGAGGAACCCGGGGTCACCGTCAACCTGTCGCATGAGGTAGTCGTCGACTGCTGCGATGCGCGGGGTGATGTTGTTGGTCCGGGCCGGCATGACCCTGAACCCCTCGGCTTTAATGATGTCGACCGCGGAGCGCTCGTCGGTCTGCGCCCGCTGGACACCGGCCGGGTCAACCACGATGATGATGGGTGCGCCGGCAAACTTCTCGTAGAGCAGGGGCTTGAGCACCGTGCGCATGAACCTCTGGATGCCCATGTCGTAACTGACGGCCTCCGCCATGATGAGGGCACGCCCGCGTGGGTCCTGCTGTCCGATCACCGCGGCAGGTGTGAGGCCAAGGTCCATGCCGACAATGATAGGACGAGTGCCGTTGGTAATGGGACGCAGCGGAGACTTTGCCATGTGGTAGTCCGGCCGGAAGTATTTGAACACCGGCGTACCTGCGAGGGAGAGCCCGTACTCACCGTCAATGAACACCCGGACGTACTCCTCCGAGCGACCTTGGGTATCATAGTATCCCGACGGTAAGTTCTCGATGTTCTCTGCATAGGGGCTCCGGCCTGAGGGTTGCTTGAACACATCCCAACCGTTGTTGTTGGGGCTGACCCCGTCCTTGGGGTCGATCTTCTCCATCTGGTAGAACCACCACGTATCCATGGTGGGCGGGTTGGTATCGGCCCACATCCCATGCCACGTCGCCCCGCCATCCTTGGCGCTGGGGAATCGCCCCACCCGCTTAGACATAGCGTCCACAATGTCAGGATGGATGTCGCGGCACTCGTTGAACCACGCGAAGGTCAGTTCGAGAGAGTTCAGGTTAGCCACATCATCCGCGTCATCCAGCGCCCGGAACATAATCTCGCACTCCACGTCACCCACCTTGAAGAAGTAGGTCTTGGTGGTGCGCATGAAGTTGCCACAGACCCCCGAAGGGAACCAGTCTAGGAAGGTTTTGATGGTGGTATCGGAGAGTTGGCGAACAGTTTCGCGGACCACAGCGCAGCGGGTCTTACGAATGCCTTGAGCGTTCGGTTTCTGCTGGCTGGCTCGGCGGATAATCTCAAAGCAGCAGGCCACGGACTTACCAGAGCCGACGGGGCCCATGATGACCCGCATCTTCTTGTCCGACTGCATGAACTGGGTGACCGTGGGGGTCGGTGTGTAGGAAATATCAAGCGGCATTGTAGACATGCACCACATATAGGGGTTTGCCGGGCTTCGGACGGGCGGCGCGGGCGGTCCGGTAGGACTTTCGGGCTGCTTGGAGGGTGGCGACGAAGGCTTGAGTCGCAAACAGGCTGTAAAACGCGTGGACCTCAGTCTTCATCAGCGTATTCCACGTCTTCGATCTGGGGTGCAGGGGGTTTGGCCGTCACATCCAGTGTCTGTTCACCCAAATTGATGGTGATCGTGACGCCACCGGCGCTGTTTGCGTTCTCCCCGGCGGGTGTGGTGTCCAGTCCTGCCCACTTGACCGTGGATTTGATGAGGTCGGCCTTCACCGCGGGGCTCACGATGGGGTCGTGGATGAGAATCCAGCTGGTCTTGAGCAGTTCTTCGGCCTGTGCACGCGCCTTGACCCTGAATGTGAGGCCCTTGGTACGTACTTCCTCCCTGAAAGACTCCACTCGCTTGAGGAAAGTGGCGTCGTCCTTGAACGTGAGGAGGTCTGATGCCTCGAACTCGTGCCGATCCAGCAGTTCGTCGAGCTTTTCCCCACTGCCTTCCATGAGAAGGGCGAGTTCAAAGGCGAACCTGTCGGTCCATTTGGTGTGAACAGGGCTCATGTACATGGGGGGATGGTAACTCTTGGAGGCGGGGGCGGTCAATAGTGTAAAGATTTGGTTTTTTGGGCTGGGAAATTTTTTATAAATTGTACTTAGGGGGGTGTGTAATTGTAAA